ACTAAAATGCCTATAGTAAAAAGCTTTTCACTTGATGCTTTTTTAGGTGATACAAGCAAATTACCTGAGGATATCATCGGACCAAGGATCCTAACGCCTAGCGGGATATTTGTATTTGGTGGAGCTCCCAAAGTGGGCAAGAGCGACTTTTTGCTTTCTTTGTTTGTACATATGGCTGCAGGTAAGGAGTTCCTTGGTTTCATACCACCAAAACCTTTGAAGATTTTCTATTTCCAGGCAGAGATTGGTTACCACTATTTGCGTGAGAGGTTGCAGAATATGCAATTGCCGGAGAATCTAACTGCACTTGCTAAGGATAATCTCTACATTACGCCAAATAGTAAAATGCTATTAAATGAAATGGGGATAGAAGCTGTAGTTGAGCATATCCGAGAGGTCTTCCCAAGCAAACCAGATATCATCGCTGTTGACCCTATAAGAAACGTCTTTGATGGCGGCAGAAGCGGCGCTACAGAGAATGAAAATGATGCCATGATGTTTTTCCTGCAAAGAAGGATTGAAACTTTAAGAGACAGGATTAATCCTGAAGCTGGGGTAATCCTTGCGCACCACACCAAGAAGATTAGCGCTGCTACGCTTGATGAAGATCCATTTCAGGCTTTCAGTGGGGCAAGCAGCCTGCGCGGCTATTACTCTACGGGTGCGCTGCTTTATAAGCCGGAGGTGGAAAGTAACGATCTACACCTAACCTTCGAACTGCGGAACGGTCCCAATATCCCGACTAAAGTCTTGAGTAAAAGAGACGGCAGCTGGATAGAAGAAAACCCTATGTATAAGCCTATCACCAACAAACATTACAACCTTAAACTTGATGAAGAACGTGACCGGCGCGATCAGCTCATTTTAGAGATCTTGAGAGAAGAAGCCTTAAAAGGTAGAGCATATACTATCAACGCTTTTTCTGAAGCTTTTGACGGAATCAGAGGGCTTGGTAGCAGGGACTCAATTAAGTTGCGAATCAAGGTGCTAATAAGGAAAGGGTACATCAAATTCTTTAAAAATACCACTGACTATAGTCTGGATAAATGTACCTCTAATTATGGGTTAATGTGTGTGGAAAGAATGGAATTACTTACTGAACATGGTGAAATCAAAATAGTCTTGCCAACTCACTATATACATCATGAATGGGAAGAATTTTATCCAATAGAAGATCAGCAAATATGGAAGGTATACGATGGGATATTTTAACGTAATTCAGACAGATCATGATCAATTTTACTGTTTTTCAACCGAAAATAGAAGAGTCGTGGAACAGGCATCCTGTTCGAAGTTGTGGAAGTTAACGGATTTTTCTCAACTTGCCGTAAACTTGAATTTCGGTTCAGAAGTTTTTTACCCTGTAAGCCGCATCCTGTTCGAAGTTTTGGAAGTTAACGGGCAAGTTAACGGAATTGCTTGCAAGAAAGTGGAGGTTTTCGCCATTGAAGGCAGCATACCGCTCGAAGTTTTTGAAGTTAACGGACAAGTTAGGAAAATCGCTCCCAAAAAAATCAAGTTAGGAACTACCACAACTTCGAACAGGATGCGGGTTACAGGGGGGCATTTCAAGTTGTGAGAAAAACCCCCCTTTATTATAAATAAAGGGGATTTTAAGATCCCCTATTTATTTAAAAAGGGTTGCGCGCGTTAGCAGAAGAAAAAATACAAAAACAACCACTAAGGAGAAAAAATGAAAAAGCTAGAAAAGTTTGAACCAAACAAAAACGATAAGAGGCCGATAGCAAAATTCTATCGTTGCTGGCTTGAGGATGTGGCAAGAGGTTTACCTTTGCAAAATTGCCGTGGAGTTAACCATGAGCAATACAGGGCAGCTGACCGGCTTATCTGCAACTACCAGCGGCTATTTGGAGGAAACTGTAAGAGCTTTGTTGAGGTAGCAGCTGAGAAAAGCTTCAGCAGGACAGGAAAGTTCGACGCACAGGTAGATGCCATGCAGCATCATGCCAAGGTGTTCGGTAGGTTAAACACGAAATCACGCCAGATCCTTGAGCATTTCTGCTTGCATGAGCAGCCATTGCGTAAATTTGAGCAATCTCAAACTCCACAGTGGCCAAAGGGGGCCGGAAGCGTAAGACTGCGTGAAGCGCTAGATGATTTGATCGAAATTTACAGGAAAACAGGGGGGTGTTATCAAGTAAAGTGTAACCTCTAACGAAATAATTATGCCCTAGAGGGTGCTTGGGCTCGTGAATAGTGTCAACTATAAAGAACTTTTAGTTAAAAGCTATTGCAAGTAGGTAAACTTTGAGTTATAATGTTATGTAACAATCAAATAGTAGAGGCTGTAGCCGGGGCCATGTTGAAGAACGAAAGGACTAAACCAAAGCCGGTACAGCAGAAGACAATAGCTGGTAATGTCCGCAGGCTATATGTTGAACTGGAAAGCTGCAATGCTTTCAAGATTACCTGCATTATTGCCTAATGCAGGAGCTAGAAACGATGATAGGCTGAACTCGAAAAGTCATTAAATTCGTCTCTGGTTTTTAGGCAACCTCAGCTGGATTAGGGTTAAAATCCAGGCGCCCGAACTCGAAAGGGTAATCACTGGCTGGAACAGGTAAAAATTCAGACACAATTTAGCTTAATTAAAAAGATTAAAATATGGCAATCATCAGAGAAGAAAGAAGCAATAGCCGTTTTAAGCAGTTACTGGCACCGATAGCGATTAATGCCGATAAGGCAGATATCGTAGCGCTGGATGTCACAGGCTTTGATAGTGCAAGCTTCATGGTAACAGTTGGAGCTGCTAACGTTGAGCCGGCCGATGACAAGCACGTGCAAATAAGGCTAGTGCATTCAAACGACAATGTGAACTTTGTGGATTGCACAGACAGCGAGGTTTTAGGTAGTCTGCCAAGCATGCTAAATCCAGGCACTTTTGCGCACCTAAAGGCAGCAGTAGCGGCAGATACAGCCTATATAGCCGGATACATAGGCGATAAGCGTTACGTTAGGCCTGTGATCAAGGTAACAGGGAACCTAGGAGATGGTGTCATTATCGGGATAGCAGCGGTGCTACATGGCACCAAATATAGGCCGGTTCAGTAAGGTATACCATGTTTGTAGACGTCAAAGATGACATCAGCAAGATAGCCAAATATCTGGAAGATGCCGAAAAGAAGCACCTTCCTTACGCTTTAAAGCAAACGCTGAATGATCTAGCCGTGGGAGCGCAAAAGCATATCTGCGCCAAGATTCCAAGCATATTCGATAATAGGACTAACTGGTGGAGTCCGAGGGTTAGAACAGGCATTAAGATTAGCTTTGCAGCTAAAGATAACTTGGTTGCTAGCGTTTATACCAAGGCGCATTTTGCTCATATACAAGAAGAAGGCGGAACTAAAAAAGCCTATCATGGTGGAAATTTAGCAGTACCAACCGAGCATATTCCAAAATGGCAGAGAAACTCTAAAGGCTTGCAGCGCAGCCAGGGGGATAGGACGATCTTTCGGCTTGGTAGAGGTATCTATAAACGCGCAAGTAATCAACAATTGAAAAAGCTATATAGCCTTACTCCACAGGCAAGGATCAAGCCACGCTTTGGATTCAAGCAGATGGCTGTAAGCAGCTTCAATAAAGACTTTGATAGGGTATTCACCAAATGGTTTGACTATGCACTGAAGGCCGCTAAATGATTAAATTAGACATTATGCCTATGATAGCCACCACACAACCCTGTACTTAAGGTACTTCCTGGGCTTTGTAACCCTGGGTGACTGGCTACCCCGCCCCTTTCCTAGCGACAAAAAAATATTTTGCATTTCACTTCGCTTTTGACATTAAATGGCTTTAGTATGCACCTTACAAGGCAAAAAAGAGCGAAATTAAACGTAATTCAATAGTGAAATGACGAAATGAAAGTTTGAACCAAAGAATTTCGTATAAACCCGTGACAAATTGTCACGGGTTCAAATTAAAACAAGTAATGAAACATGAACAATTTCAATCACAAGGTATCAGATATTGCATTAGCCCTGCGCTTGAGTACAAGGCGCGTGCAGCAATTAGCACAGGCAGGGATATTGCCGAAGCCGGCTAACGGTAAATACGATTTGGTGCAATGCATAAAATCTTATGAGCAATACCTTAAGAATAATCAGACTTCCAATAATTCTGCCGGCAACGACATAAATACTCAGAGAGTAAGGCTACTAAGAGCCCAAGCAGAAAAAGCTGAGTTGGAGCTGGAGGTTTTGAAAGAAAAGTATCTGGAGGCTTCTGAAGTAGAATTTACCTGGAGCAATATGGTTATTGCCTTCCGCTCTAGGATGCTGGCCATACCAAGCAAATTGGTCAGGTCTCTTGCTGCTGCGGTAGGTGATTTTGCTAAAATCGAGAAGATTTTGGAAGACGAAATATATGATGCTTTAACGGAGCTCAGCAAAGAAGATGAAGAAGAATCAGGTTACTGGAATAATCAAGAGCCGACTGACACCGCCACCAAGGCTAAAGGTAAGTGACTGGGCAGATTGTTACCGCAAATTATCGAGTGAATCTTCTGCAGAACCGGGCAGCTGGAATACTGCCAGAGCGCCATATCAGCGTGCAATTATGGATGCAGTAAATGACCCTGCTATTGAAACCGTAGTGGTGATGTCATCGGCGCAAGTCGGTAAGACCGAAATCATCAATAATATAGTGGGATACTATATCCATCAGGACCCGGCACCAATGCTGGTAGTACAACCGACTGAAAAGATGGCTGAGAGTTGGTCTACGGATCGGCTGTCACCCATGCTTAGAGACAGTGAGGTATTTAAGGACCTAATCAAGGATCCAAGATCTCGAGATGCAGGTAACAAGGTACTATACAAGCGCTTTCCAGGTGGGCACATTACCATGGCTGGCAGCAACTCTCCCTCGTCTCTGGCTAGCAGGCCTGTGAGGTTAGTGCTTTGTGACGAAGTAGACAGATACCCTGCAAGCGCTGGCTCCGAAGGCGATCCCGTGAACTTGGCAAAAAAACGGGCTACAACTTTTTGGAACCGAAAAATAGTTCTAACCTCTACCCCTACCATTAAGGACTTAAGTCGTATCGAAGCAGCTTACCTGCAGAGCGATCAGAGGCGTTACTATGTGCCTTGCCCTTCTTGCAGTGAGTATCAAACGCTGAAGTGGTCAGGGGTAAAATGGCCTGAAGGAGAGCCGGAGAAAGCTCATTATGTTTGCGAAGTAAACGGCTGTGTTTTGCAGGAATCGGATAAGTCCAAAATGCTAGAAGGTGGGCAGTGGCGCCTTGAAGGAGAAACCGGCAATATAGCTGGCTTTCATTTGAACGAGCTTTATTCTCCCTGGGTTAGCTGGCCGAAAATGGCAGCTGAATTTCTGCGAGCTAAGCTGATGCCAGAAACCTTGAAGACCTGGATCAACACTAGCCTTGGAGAAACCTGGGAGGAAGGCGGTGATACAGTTGATGAAACTTCCCTCCTTAGCCGTAAAGAAAACTGGGGAGATGTGGTACCCAGCGGCATAGTGATTATTACTGCCGGTGTTGACGTACAGGACGATCGTCTGGAGCTAGAGATCGTTGGCTGGGGGATTCGTGAGGAAAGCTGGTCCCTTGGTTACAGAGTTATCCATGGCGACCCTGCACAAAATGAGGTGTGGGATGACCTGGATAATATTCTGGAACAACCTATTAAGCATGAAAGTGATAGCTTTTTAAGGATAGCCTGCACCTGCATTGACTCAGGAGGCCATCATACGCAAAGCGTTTATGCATACTGCAAAAAGAGGCAGCTGCGGAGAATATTCGCAGTCAAGGGCTCATCGATTGCAGGGAAAGCCTTGGTTAGCAGACCTTCGATAGCAAATCGAATGAGGGTGAAGCTCTTTTCAATTGGTACGGATACTGCAAAAGAACTGATCTACAGCCGCCTCAAAATTACCGAGCCGGGTGCCGGTTATTGCCACTTCCCCGCACATTATGATGAGACCTATTTTAAGCAGCTAACAGCCGAGAAGGTAGTAACGCGCTACAATAAGGGCTTTCCGGTGCATAAATGGGAGAAGCCGCAAGGCAGACGTAATGAAGCACTTGACTGCAGAGTCTATGCCTTGGCAGCCCTGCATATCATCAACCCGAACTTGGAATTGCTAGCAGTCAAAATGCAGGAAGAGGCAGGAATGCAGGAAGAAAAACCAAAAGTTCAAACGGAAACTGAGCAGCTAAAACAGACCAGTTTCCTGCAATTCAGAAGAAATCCCAGAGCCAGTTTTGTAAGAAACTGGTAAATACTTACGAAAATCCATGACTGTACCAAATATTGAACCGAAGGCTCTCACAGTTGGTGAGAGTGTAGAATGGCAGCGCTACTTACAAAGTTATCTACCGACCGATGGCTGGGGATTATTTTACTCTTTCCGCAATTTCAAGGCCGGTTTTGATGTTGCAGCATCCCCTAAAGTTGATCACTATCATGTTTCTCTAAGTTCAAAAGAAACTACCCTATATAAAGCTGGCACTTATTGGTGGCAAGCTACCTTGACCAGGGACGGTAGCGATGATTGGCATATCGTCGATGAAGGCAGCTTATTGGTTAAGGAAAATCTGGCGCTTACGAAAAAATATGACGGCCGAAGTCATGTAAAACAGGTGCTTGATGCATTGGAATCTACAATTTTAGGTAAAGCTAGCCGTGACCAAATGGGCTATAGCATAGCAGGCAGGAGCATCTCAAGGTTATCTCCTGCGGAACTGCTAAAGTGGCGTGATCTTTACAAAGCAGAATATGCGAGAGAAGCTAGCCAAGAACGCTTGAACCAAGGGCTTGGTAGCGGCAGTATAATCAAGGTTAGGTTTTAAACTACCTTTTACATCATGAAATTCCTCAATTTCTTAAAAAAGCAGGAACCTGTAAAGCGTAAGTACGCTGCTGCAGCCATTAACAGACTTACCTCTGACTGGCTGGTTGGCAGTAGTTCTGCTGACAGCGAATTATACAGAGACCTTCGTACTTTACGGGGTAGGTCAAGAGAACTCTGCATCAATAATGATTATGCAAGGCGATTCCTGAAGCGCACTTCTACGAATGTTATAGGTAGCAGTGGCATCAAGTTGCAGCTAAGAAGCCAGAATACAAAACCCGAAATTAACTCGGAAATACTAAAACAATTTGAGCTATGGGGTAAAAGAGGCAATTGTACTGTAGATGGTAGGTTATCTTGGATCGATAGCCAGAGGCTCTTTTTGGAGAGCATGGCAAGGGACGGAGAGGTGATAGTAAGGTTGGTAGAGGGCTTCAACAACGACTTTGGCTTTGCCTTGCAGTTTATTGAAGCTGATCATTTAGATGAGAACCTGAACCAGCCTCTGACTGGAGGTAACTACATAAGGATGGGAATCGAATTTAATCAATGGAATCGTCCTGTTGCCTATCATTTACTGAAAGCTCATCCTGGCGATGATTTTAACCCATTTGAGAAAAAATACACCCGTATCCCTGCAGAGCAAATCATCCACGGATTCCTTGTTGATAGACCCAGCCAAAGCAGAGGCGTACCCTGGATGCATAGTGCTATGACGCGCCTCAGGATGCTTGCAGGATACGAAGAAGCAGAGCTGGTTGCAGCAAGAGTTGGAGCTGCTAAAATGGGCTTTTTTGTTTCCACCGATGGCACCGGTTATGTCGGAGCTGAGGATGCTCTCGGCAACAAAATCATGGAGGCAGAGCCAGGCACCTTCGAGCAACTGCCGACAGGTATGGATGTGCGGATGTTTGATCCGAATCATCCAACATCCAGTTTTGCTGATTTTGAGAAGTCTATCCTGCGGGGTATCGCCAGTGGCCTTGATATCTCCTATGCGACGCTAGCAAATGATCTTGAGAACGTCAACTTTTCCTCAATTAGGCACGGTAGCTTAGAGGATAGAGACACATGGAGGATGCTGCAAGTCTACGTTATAGAGCATTTCTGTGATCGAGTTTTTGAGAAATGGCTACTAATGGCAATAACTTCAAAATGCATAAGAATACCCATTCAGGATTTTGACCAATACAACAAACCGATCTGGCGCCCAAGAGGTTGGGCTTGGGTTGATCCATTGAAAGACAGCCACGCAAATGAAATTGCTATAGCTCAGAAGACCCGTACCAGAAGCCAGATAGCAGCAGATCAGGGTAACGATATCGAGGAAATCTTCCAGCAGTTGGTATTTGAAGAAGAGCTAGCGAAAAAATACGGGCTGAAGCTTGCAGATCAAAAAACTAAAGAAACAGAGGTAACAAATGAAGACGAATCAGACGATTAAAACCGGCATATTATATAGACACAGCATGATAGATAAGGCAGCTGAGGAAGATCGTAGCTTTGAACTATCCTTTTCCAGTGAGGAACCGGTTGAGCGTTTTTTCGGCCTCGAGATTCTTGATCACAAACAAGATAGCGTCAAATTAGACTGGCTCAAATCAGGCAGAGCTCCTTTGCTTCTGGATCATGATCAGACTAAACAAATAGGTATAGTTGAAACTGCTGAAATCAGTCCTGACGGCAGAGCAAGAGCCAGAATAAGGTTTGGCAAGGGGGAACTAGCTGAAAGTGCTTATCAAGACGTACTGGATGGTATCAAGAGCAATATCTCCGTGGGTTACCGTTATTTAAGCGACGGAGTGACCCTGGAGCAAGAGGCTAAGGGCAAGAAGCCTGGCATTTACCGCATTACCGCCTGGGAGCCTTTGGAAATCTCCCTGGTTTCCATTCCGGCAGATCATACGGTAGGTATTGGCAGAAGCCAAGACGAACAACAAACAATTTTTCAAGTGAGGAGCAATAATATGCAAACAGAAATAATAAATAATGTGGAAGGACTAAACCAAGCCCAAATCAGGAAGGATGAAACTGAAAGGATCTCTGAAATCATCGTCCTCGGTGATAGGCATAACATGCGCGATACGGCAATGGAATTCATCCGTGAAGGTAAAACCGTAGATAGCTTCAGGCAGAAGATACTGGATAATCTCGGTTGCGCACCCTCTATTACTACCACATCACCTGAGCAGGCAATAATCGGCATGAGCCAGAAAGAAGTACGCAGCTTCTCGATTCTGAGGGCTATCAGAGCAGCCTCCACCGGCAACTGGAGCGACGCAGAACTCGAGAAAGAAGCATCTAGCGCGGTAGCCAAAAGAATCGGCAGAGAGCCGGGAAGCTTTTTCGTTCCCCTAGACGTCAACCTTGAGCAAAGAAATTTCCAGGCCAGAACAATGGAAAAGTTATCAAACGTTGCAGGTGGCTATCTGGTTGATACTGAGTACTTGGGGCACAACTTCATAGAATTGCTCCGTAATAAGATGCTGGTTCGGCAAATGGGAGCAAAGGTAATGAGCGGCCTACATGGCGACATAGCCATACCTAAACAAACCGGAGGCGCCAGCACTTTCTGGGTATCTGAAGGCAGAAGCCCAGAACATAGTCAGCAAGCCTTTGGTCAGGTAACTCTATCACCAAAAAGCATCGCAGCCTATACCGACTTTACTCGAAAGCTAGTACTGCAAGCCAGCCCCGATATCGAAAATTTGGTACGAAACGACCTTGCCACCGTTATAGCCCTTGAAATTGATAGAGCGGCCATTTGCGGCAGCGGCATTGGAGCAGAACCGCTCGGCATCATGAATACTGCCGGTATAGCATCGGTAATCTTTGCTGATGATAACGCGATAAACTGGGTAAAAATAGTTGACTTAGAAAGTAAAATAGCTGCCAAAAATGCTGACATAGGGGCCCTCGGCTACCTTTGCAACGCTGCAATGCGAGGGCTACTCAAAAGCACTGAGAAATCTCAAAATACGGCAGAGTATCTCTGGGAATCAAGAGGCGCTGACCCGGGCTTTGGTTATCTCAACGGCTACAGAGTTGGTACTACCAACCAGATGCCGGCAGACACTATGCTCTTCGGTAACTTCTCTGATCTGATTATTGGCCAGTGGGGAGTACTCGACGTCCTCGTCGACCCATACACCCTCGGCACCAGCGGCGGCATCAGAATTAGGGTAATGCAGGACGTTGACGTTGCCATCAGGCATGCTGAAAGTTTCGCGGTACTGAAAAAATAAAATAATTTCGGCACTTAAAACTTAAATGTCTGTAACCCCAATAGATAAGCACCCTCCGTCGTAGCGGGATAATCCCGGTACGGGCGCAGAAGGCTTAGGAACTGGCTTTCAAGGTTATAGTACCTGTAACCCCAGTTAGCAAACGGCTTTCCCCGTGGGTAAGAATTCCGACCACGGGCCAAAGCCGCATAAAGTCTGGTTTTTTAGAACATATGATAATAGGTAAATATGGAAGTTAATACAGGGCTATTTAAATAGATCGCTATGTGTTCCGGTACGTTCCAGCCGCAATACTTCAGTATCTAAATAGTAAAGTAATAGCCAATCAGGCTCTATATGACAATCCCAGATATTTGTTTGGTTTACAATTTTATGCAGGCAATATTTGGGTGGCAAGAGTAAATGATGTTCTGTCCCATTATTAATGTTCTGTACCAATAAATTAGTGACTTTTATTAATTTTTGAATATCTTTACCGCGTCTATGCATTAAAACTAACTCTTTTTCAAAGCGCTTGGTAGAAGTTTGTATAATCATAGCAGTTTTAGTTTTTTATACATTTCATCATAAGAATTATATTTATTTATATTTAAACCTTCTTTTGATTCTGCCAGCGCCTTAATCGACTCCTGATTTAGTTCTTTTTCTTGACTAATTCTGCTGTAGATAGCTTCTCTAACATAGTTCATTATTGTATCATTTTTATATGCGGTATGAACTTTTAAAAAATGATGTAATTCGTTTGAAATATCAATACTTAATCTGGTCATTAGTTTCCCCCTTATTCAAGTAACTACTTAAATAAGTATATCATTAGATTGTCAGAAATTAAAGCAAAAATTTAACATCATGTCCTTTCAAGAAGACTTTGAAGAATTTTTAGATGAAGAGCAAGGTTTTGCCACCACTGCCATAGTAACTCAAGCACAAGGTAGACCTTACAAGGTTAAAGGCATATTCACTAATGAATATATAGGTATTG